TGGGTGAAAGCCGGGCCTCCGCCTCTCGGCACGCCCCTCGCACGCTGGTGGGACAAGCGGCTCGCTGAACTGAACGCCGCCCTCGCCGAGCCCACACCAGCAGCGACCCAAGCGACCGAGGAGCAGCTTGATGCCTGACTTGCACTCCGAGCGCGATCAGAACGTCGCATCCCTCCGTGCCGAACTCCGGGACCGGGTCACCGAGAACCGGCAACTGAGGCAGGAAATCCATCGCGCCCTGCGACTCCTGGAAGCCGGACGCGTGGACACAGCGGCAACCCTCCTCCGCCACCTCACCCGTCCCAACCCGTAACCAGCCGACCCGGCGAAACGAACCACATGCGCTACGGCAAGGAGCCAGCCGTGAACCTCGACGACGCACCCGCACCCACCTGCACCGTCTGCCACCGTGGCCTGTACGAGGACGAGCTCACCCACCAGGCATGCCGCCCCTGCACCGAACGCGTCGACCGCGACCTCCGAGCCCTCGCCGGCCCCGACGGGCTCTACGCCCGGCTCAGCGCCTCACTCCACCCCGGCTCCGGCAGCGGCGGGCCCGCGGTCTCCGGCAGTCGCACAGCGCCGTTGCCGCTCAAGCTGGACCCGCTCTCCCTCGCAGCCCGCGGCGGCGTCGTCACCATCCTCCAGACGTGGCTCATCGACTGGCACGAGACCCTCGGCTACCGGCACCCGCGGTGGGACGGCGACCTGCAGCAGCAGTGCGACCAGGTCGTGAAACGGCTCCGGATCCTCCTGCCCTGGGCCGCAGAAGCGCACGGAGCGTTCTCAGATTTCGCGGATGAAGTCGGGCGGATGCGGCATCAGTGCGAGGCGGCCAGCGGCGGTGAGAAGCCGCCCCGCCGCGTCGGCGTCGCCTGCCCCTGCGGGCACACCCTCCGCGTCACCCTCGACACCGCCGGCGTCCGCTGTCCCGCCTGCTCCACCCAGTACGGGCACAGCGAAGCACTCCAACTCCCGCTCGCCGAACGGCGCGCGGCATGACCGCCCGCCACGCAGCCGACATGATCCCCGTCTACAGCGGCAGCGACGGACGCGCCTACCTCGCCGCCGATGACACCATCGCCATCATCCGCGCCATCGCCGAGAGCTGCCGCACCCTCGCCGACGACCCCGACTGCGATCTCCACGGCGCCGCAGCAGCCATCGACACCGAAGCTGACGCCCTTGCCTGCAGGGCGATCGAACACACGGCGTGACGAAGCCCCCGACCGCACCATGTGGTCGGGGGCTTCACGCGTGCGCTTCTACTGGGCGAGGGCCTCGTCGAGGTATGCCCTACGGGCTCGAACAGCCCGTAGGGCACGTACTTCGGGATCTCTTCGAGCCTCACCCAGGCGACCGCGTCGAGCTCGTCCTCGTCCGCGACATGCGCCTCCCCGTCGACCACCACGCAGGCGGTGTAGGACATCTCGCGGCCGGTCTTCGGGTGGACACGCTGCCCGATCAGTGAGGCCACCTCCACCTTGAGGCCGGTCTCTTCCAGCGTCTCGCGCACGGCCGCCTGTTCAGGGCTCTGGCCCGGCTCCACCTCGCCGCCCGGAAACTGCCACACCAAGGCGCCCTCTGGTACACGACGGCGCACGAGGAGGACACGGCCAACATGCGCGATCACCGCTACGGCGACCTTAGCCTCCTGTTCGGTGATCACTCGACAGGCTCGTGAGGCGGGATCGGGATCGTGTAGCTCAGCGTGTACCGGTCCGCCGCCACGACGATGTCGCAGGTCTCAACCGGGCGCTCGTCGACGAAGTAGGTGCGCACGATCGTGATGGCGGGCACGCCGGGGGCGATCTCCAACTGCTCGGCCTCGTGGGGACGGGGCGCGCGGGCGTTGACGTCCTCCGTGACGTGAGTGATGTGCTGGCCGATGGCGTCCATGCGGGGCACCACGCCGGTGATTGTCCCGCCCTCAGGGTTCTCGACCGGCGTCCCAGCGATCAGTGCAAAGGGCTCGTAGGACGTCGACAACATGATCGGCTGCTCGTCAGCGAAGAACCGGTACGTGGTCTTCATGACCTCGTTGCCGGGCTCGATAGCCAGCCGCTCGGCGATCGCCTTGGTGGCCGTGGTGCGACGTGACTGCCACTCCCACTCGGAGCGCCGGCCTTCTGCCTCAGCAGCTCGTCTCATTGGGGAACTGGTGGGGCGCTTCCCGTAGAGATCCACCGACAACCGTTTGCGGAGTGGCTGCTGCCCCCGCACGAAGGTGCCAGCGCCCTGCTGCTTGGTGACCAGGCCTTCGTTCTTCAGGAGTTCGGTGGCGTTGCGGATGACGATGCGAGACACGCCGTACTCGTCCATGAGTTCCGACTCGGTCGGCAGCTTGTCCCCGGCCTGCAAGTTGCCGTCGAGGATGCGCTGTCGGATGTCGGCGGCGATCTGCTGATACGCCGGTTTGGACTGAGCTCCCACTGCGTCCCTTTCGTCTATTGGTCACAACAAGTGAACCACGTCGCTGACCTGCCGTTCTAGAACTGATTGCGTGACCGTCTGCTCACACCGTTGCTCAATAGGGCTGGTTGTTATACCGTTTCCCTTGTCGGCAGGATCTGCGGAAGCCGCAAGTTCTGCACGCGCCCTAAACGACTTAGGCCCCGACGGGAGCCCCCGGTGCTGGAACACCGGGCCCGTCAGGGCCACGCATCAGAGATTGGGTCTCAGAGATGCAGAAGCAGCTTACCGCGCCAGCGGAGAGTCTGGCGCAGAACGGCCCGCCCCTGCGGGTGCAGGACATCGCGATCGCCCTCCGGGTTGACCGGGCGACTGTGTACCGAGAGATCGCCGCCGGTCGCATCGCCTCCTACCGCGTGGGCTCGGGCCGCGGAACCATCCGCGTCGCCCGTGCCGCCTTCACGCAGTACCTCGCGGACCGTGGCATCCCGACGAGCGAACTGGCGGTGGCGCTGTGACCACCAACGCCCCCGCCGCCGAGCGCGCCGTGAGCTTGACCCTCGAGGCCGAGGTGATGGCGGACTGCGAGACCGGCTCCCTGTCGCTGGTCGCGTCCACCAATCCGCAGCTGTCCGACCTCACCGAGGTATCGGCGGCCCGTCTGCGGGAGCTGATCGCCGCGGCCCGCGAGCGCCTGATCGAGTTCGAGCGGCTGGCGGACGAGCAGGAGGCCCGCGAGTCTCTGGCCGCGCTGCTCGCCGAGCACCGGCTGACCGTCGAGGAGTGGGACACCGCCTCCCTCGACCCGCGGCTCCGCGACCGTATCCAGGCCGTGTACGACCCGACCGGCGGCCAGCGGGTCGTCATCGTCCCCGCCGGGCAGGACCCGATCGAGCGTCTGGCCGCGGTCCGCGACCTGATCGCGGGCATCGGAGGTGCGGCATGAGCGCCGACTTCCCCACCGCCCCGCTTTCGTCGCCGACCATCGAGGCTCTGACCCGCCTGGAGGCCGCGTTCGCCCCGGCCCTGGCCGAGCAGCACCGGATCGAGCGGATTGTGGCCGGTCTGCGGGCTGGAGAGTCCGCTGTGATCAACGGCGTGGAGTGCACGGCCGTGAGCCTGGCGGCGGCGGTGCTGCTGGACAGGTACCGGGAGGCGTCGCAGCGGTGTCGTCGGCTGGCCGCGGCTCCGGACACCGACTTCGATGCGGTTCTGCTGGCGCAGGACGAGATGCGGGCTTGCCGCTGCCAGCTCGCCGCCGCTGGCCGCCTCGACTTGATCGGGGTGGCGTCGTGAGTCGCCCGTCACGCCGCGAGATGCGGGAGCTGGCCGAGGATCGCGAGAAGTGCGCCGCCCGAGCTGCCGCAGCCGCCGCCGCCGGGGAGCGTGCCGCCGCCGACCCCAGCAACAGCCCCACCCTGCGAGCCCAAGCAGCAACCGCCGCCAAGTTCGCCCGGCAGCACGCCCAGGAGTACCGCGAGGAAGCCGAAGCCCTCCGCGACGGCCGCATCCCCGGAGAGGACTGGTGACCTGATGGCCGACCAGACGTACCGACGACGCTGGCAGCGGGATGCGCACCAGGCGCTCGGCGAGTTCCTCCAGGCCGACCTTCCCGCCGTCGCGTGGACGATCGCTACATCGGGGGCGCTTGTCGCCAACGTGGACTCGCTGACGTCGACGCCGGACGAGCAGCGTGTCGCGTTCGACGCGTGGGCCCGGCACCTGGACGCGGATGTCACGCCCGAGCGGGTTCGCTCGGATGGGTCGGCCCACCTGTACGCGAAGTTTTCATGGCAGGGCGAGCGTGTCCGGGGTGCGATCCGCGCCACGATCTATCCGCCGTTCGAGGACGGGGGCGTGTGATGGCGGCCTCGACGAAGCCGCGTATGCCGGCCGACTGCTCGGACGACCTGGACCGTGCCCTGCAGCGTGAGGCGCGCGACCAGACCCCGACGCACCTGCGGGTCACCTGCCCGGTGCATTTGACGTGGCGGGACCGCTGCCACAGCTGGCACTAGCCAGCCCCTGATCGCCGCAGGCGGCGGGATGACACCGAATCCCCCGCGGCCTCGCCGCCTGCGGCCCCTACCACCACCCGAATCGCACCCGAGAGGGCACCGCCATGTCTCCGTTCCTGTTCTCCGCCGACCACGCGCACTCCGACCTGGGTCGCCGGTTCCGTACCTCGATCACCGTGGCTGAGGCGCTGACCCTGTCGATCAGTGAGGTGTTCGACGAGTACGCCGAGGCCCGCCGGTCGGGCGACGTGGCTCGTATGGCCGAGGTCCGCGAGTACGCGGCCGGCCTCGACGAGGCGCTCGCCGACGAGCTCGCCGGTTTCGACTACCCGGCCGCCGCCTGATGGGCGTGTGGCGGAACCAGCAGACCGGCGGGGCCGCCCGCACCAGCGACAACCGGGGCCCCAGCCCGGCGCGGGCCTGGCAGTCGACCGGGCCGGGCGAGACCAACTTCAACGGCCTCACCCCCAACCCGAGCCCGCGGCAGGGCGAGGACGTGCGCCTGTACCGGCGCGGTCGCGTCACCGCCAGCTAGCCGTAGCCACCAACAACCCGAGAAGGAGCCAGCGTGCCGTTCAAGGCCACCTACGAACGCGTCATCCCGAACCCGAGCCGCTACGAGGTCTACCGCGGGAAGTGCGAGTGCGGGTGGCGCGGGAGCCGGACCCCGTACCCGGAAGAGGCCAAGCGGATGCATCGCCAGCACAGGAAGGACGCCCACGGCGGCAAGTGACGACCCCTTAACTCAGCCACCACGCCAACCCACCCCGGAAGGAACCCCTATGAGCTTCCGCAAGAAGTGGACCGCCGAAGTCACCTACAACGGCGCTACCGAGCGTCTCAGCGGCCACGTCACCCAGGACAACGACTACGAGCCGTGGGACGCCGAGGACGGCGCCAACAGCGTCCGCCGCCTCTACGGCCGCAACGGCTCCGACGCCAACAACATCGTCTTCGAGGACTGACCGGTTGTCCGCCCCGCCCGTCTCGCACGGGCGGGGTCGAGGAGAACTGGCGCAGTACCACCCCACCCCATCCGCCTCGACCTGAGTGAGGTCGTCATGTTCCGCATCATCGCCTGGCTGTCCGGCGTGCTGTTCCTCGTGCTCGTCGGCGTGTGGCCGGCCGCCGTGACCCCGATCGCCCTCGCGGGGGCCGGTCTGGCCGCGGTCATCGGCGCGATCCCCGGGCCCGTCCTACTGGGCCTCGGCGTCGTCCTGTACTTCCGCCACCGTCCCGCCACTGCCTGAACCCTGCGCACAACCGCCCGAAGGGATTGATCCACTGTGACCGCCACGTCTGTCGAGAAGGTCAACGGCCACGCCGTGGCCTCCACCGGCGAGCCCCGGTTCGAGTACGACCCGGTCGCATACGCCGAGGCGGAGGCGATCCGGACCGAGGCTGCCGCCAAAGCCGAAGCGCTCCGCATCGAAGCACAGGGCAAAGCCGAAGCCGAGACGCTCCTCGCCGCCGAGGAGGCCGAGAAGCAGCGGCTGGAGAACGAGAAGACCGCCCTGGCCAACGAGCGTGCCGCGCTTCGCTTCCAGAGGGAGCGGGCCGAGCAACTCGCGAAGATCGCAGAGGCGGACCGGAAGCGCGAGGAGACCGACCGCGCCCGCGAGCAGGCCCGCCGCGCGGATCAGGAGCAGGACCAGGCGGAGGCAGCCAAGGCCGAGGCCGTCGAGAAGTCCAGCAAGCGGTGGCGGCGCGTAGCCCTGTCCTTCTACGCCCTGTGCGCCGCGGTGGCCCTACCTGTGCAGATGGCCGCGTTCTACGACCCGAACGCCAAGTACCTGCTTGTCGCCCCCGTCTTCATCGAGGTGATCGCGCTCGTCGCCCTCGTCGGCGCGGCAGCCGCCGTCACCGCTGGACAGCCCCAGTGGCACTACCGTCTCGTTGCCTGGGCCGGAGCCGCTACTGCCGCCACGATCAACATCGTTCACGGGCTCGATGCCTTCGACGCGGCCACGGCGTTCGGTACCGCCCTCGCGTCCATCGCCGGCCCCGGCATGTGGGACCTCCACGAGCACGGCCGGATCCGGGAGCGGGAGGGCAAGCAGTCCTGGCGGCAGAGCTGGGCGGAGCGGAAGTCTGCCGAGGCGCAGGCTGCCGAGAAGGCTGCGGAGGAGGAGCGGAGCGCCGCGGAGAAGCAGGCAGCCGAAGAGGCCGCCGTGGAGAAGGCCAAGGAACTCGCCGCACGCCGCAAGGACCTGTTCCCGAAGGTGTGGGAGCACGCCGTGAAGCTTGCGGCGGACCTCGGCGAGACGGACCCGAACGCCGTGTGGGAGCGCGCCAAGCTCGACGTCGAGGGCGCCAAGCCGGGCGAGTCCGCCGACGTTCTCCGCATGCGCAACGCCGCCGAAGCGAGGGTCGAAGCAGCCCGCCAGAAGAAGCCCGTCAGCACCCTCAGCAAGACCATGAACGCGCAGCGTGCAAACCAAATGCCCCGTGCTCAGCGAGGACCCGCACGCAAGCCCCCGGCACGCCGTTCTGGCGACACGCAGAAGTACGTCGCAGCCGCCCGCCGTCAGGCCTCCATCGCGGCCAAGGGCGCTTCGGGGAAGCCGGATGGAGCCGTGTCGTGAACGGCCTCACCTACGTCATCACGCACCCCGGCTTCCGAGCGGTGAAGGTTGGCTACACCACGCCCAAGTCGAAGCGCCTTGAGGAGTTCGGCCGACGTGGCTGGGAGCCGTACCGGAGCCTCGAAGTTTCGACGCCCGAGACCGCCCGGCAGATAGAGCAGGCGACCCTCTTCGAGATCCGCCACTGCATGTACATCCCGCCGTACCTGACGCGCAACGAGATGCGTCAGTTCGGCTGGACCGAGACCTCCAGCCTCGGCCTAATCACGGCCCGCGAGGTCTGGGACGTCGTCTGCTCGCAGGCCGGGCTCGTCTACCTCGCCCCGCATGTGACCGGACCGCCGGACGGGCGCCGAAGGAACGGAAGCACGCCGCCCCGGCGCGTTCGCGGCGGCACCCTCCCCTACAGCCGCATGGCCCGCACCCAAGCCCGCCTCGAACGCAAGCTCCCTTGGAAGGACTGACCCCGCCATGACCACCCCGACGACCAGCCCACAGGCCGTGGCGGTGCCCGAGCAGACGGCGCCCGCCAGCCCGGTCGAGACGACCGTCGACAAGCGTCCCGTCACCCCGCAGCGGCAACTGCCCGCCTGGATCCACTCGAAGACGGCTCTCGCGCGCCGCACCGCTCGCGCGGTCGGCCACCATCCGACCGTGGTGTGGATCGGCTGGTCGGCGCGCGGATGGTGGCACATCGCCCGCATCGAGCGGGACAAGATGGTCGGCGACTACCCGCAGATGATCCGCACCGCCCGCGCGCAGTTGAAGGCCGCCAACGGCGACATGGGCAAGGAGGCCCAGGCCGAGGCTGTGGCTATGCGGCGCACCCAGCAGCTCAAGGACCGCCGGCGCAAGTACCTGATCACCCGCAGCATCGCCTCCGCGCCCGTCGCAGGGGCTGCTGCCTACGGCCTGATCGAAGGCGGCACGTGGGTGTCGATCCTGTACGCGATGGCTGCCGTCACCGTCGGCGTCTGGCGCGGCCGGCCCCAAGGCGTCGACCCGGGCAAGGTGGAGAGCCTGTCGCAGGACGGGGACCCGTTCCCGATCGCCGACGCCCGCAACCGGACCGAAGCCGCCGAGTGCGTGCGCCGCGCCCTTGCCTCCGAAGGCATCCACGTCAAGGAAGTCGAGGCGAACCGCCGCTACGAATGGGGTTGGGAGGTCACCATCCACCTGCTCAAGGGCAAGCCCGCCGACATCGTCACCAAGGCGCCCGACCTCGAGACCCCGCTTGATCTGCCCCAGGACGGCCTGCTGTGCCAGCCGATGCGTTCCTCCCGTGGCCGCGTGCTGCTGCGCCTCGTGCAGAACGATCCGTTCGCCAAGATGCCGCCGGCGCCGGAGCGGAAGCCGAACAGCCACCGCATGCGGGACAAGCAGGTCGTGGCCTACCGGATGGACGGCCAGCCGTTCGACGTGAGCCTGCTCGGCGTCCACGTCGTCGTGATCGCGTCCTCGGGCGGCGGGAAGTCGGTGATCCTCCGCACTCTCGGCGACATCCTCACCGCCTGCTCCGACGTCCTGGTGGGCGACCTCGACCCGGCTGGCAACGGTCTCGCTCCTCTTGCTGAGGCGCTCGGCGTGCGAGCGATCGGCGATGACAACATGGGGCAGATCGAGGCCATCCTGGAGAAGGCGCTGAAGATCGCCAAGGCGCGGCCGAACCTGTTCGCCGAACTCGGCATGGACGACAACTGGGAGCCCACCCCAGAGGATCCAGCGATCGTCCTCGTCATCGACGAGTTCCCCCAACTGTCCGACCGGGCCAAGGAACTGGCCGTCAAGATCCTGCGCACCGGCCGCAAGTCGCGCGTCCAACTCGTTATGGCCGCACAGGAGGCCACCGTCGACTCGCTCGGTGACGCCATCGCCGACTCCATCGCCCTAAAGATCGTCGGGCCGTCCCGGCATCAGGACATCAAGCAGGTCTTCGGTACCGGCGCTGGCGCCGACGGATGGCGGCCCGACCGGCTCCACCCCGCCCAGGGCGAGGACCCGGCCGACGCCGGCAAGGCGTACATCATGGGCTGCGGCTCCACCGAGCCGATGATCTACAAGTTCCTCATGCTCGACGTGAAGGAAGCCACCCGCCGAGGAAAGGAGCGCGCCGCAGCGGGGCGTCCTACCGTCGGCAGCCGCTCCCTCACCGCTGCGGGCCTGGACCACTTCGGGGCGACCGAAGCCGACCGGCTCCGCTCCGACCTGCCGAAGATCGTGATGATGGTGCGGGGTGCGTTCGCCGCAGCCGACGACCCGGACTTCCTGCCCACGTCGGCGATCTGGGAGTACCTGGCCACTCACGCTGCCGACGGGTGGGCGCTGAGCCTGTTCGGTGACGACGAGTTGAAGGCTCGCAAGGCTGCTGCCCAGAAGGTGTCTGCGGAGCTGAAGCGGGCGGTTGAGTGGATGAGGCTCTCCGTCGACATGTCGACTGTTCAGGTCACTGGCGGAGCGCGCGGTTACCGCCTCGACACGATCAAGCGGATCACGGGCGAAACCTTCGCTGAGGCTGCCTGACAGGTCGTGACGGGGTTGTGACGCCGCAGGTCAGGGCCGTGACGGCAGTCGTGACGGGGTCGTGATTCCTCACCCGAGGCCGTTACAGCGTCACTACCCATCACAACCCCCATCACGTCTCTGACCTGCACCGTAACGACCCATCACGACCCCCGTAACGACCCGAAAGGCGAAGGAGGTCCCGAAATGGCACTCACCCTGAAGATCGCCGCGATGACGCTCAACGACCACCCCCACGTGTGCCCCGAGTGCGCCACGGTCAGCTTCACCCTCGACGGCCGTGGCATGTTCGACGGCTTCCCCGTGTGGGGCAACTGCCCGAACGGCCACTCGTGGGAACAGCCCCTGATCACGGTCGGCGACCTGAAGGCGATCAAGGCCGTTTCCACCGGCCGCGAGCGCGCCGAAGACATCGACACATTCCAGATCGTCATCGGCGGCGCCCGCCTCGCCGGCGTACTTCACCCCGAGGTCACCGTCGACGACATCAAGCGTGCCGTCCGCGACGTCTACTGGCGGCGGCTCCTCAAGCCGGCCCTCCGCCGCCGCAAGAACAAGGCCATCCGCTCAGTCGCCCGGCCGGTGAAGAACGGCGCCCGCAACGCCGTCGCCCACGCCAAAGCCGCCGCGATCGGCGCCGCATGGGACCTCCAAGCGGGCGGCCACGAGCCCGACCCCGAGTACACCCCCGAACCCATCAACCCGTGCCCGGCCTGCAACGGCCGAGGCCACCACAAGATCGAAACCCGCCTCCACAACACCACCAAGGTCCGCTGTGCCGTGTGCTTCGGCACCGGCGAAATCGACTAGGAGACAAACTGACATGGCCGAGCCCATCACCCCCATGAGCGAGGAGGTCGCCACCGCAGAAGCCGAGCGCCTCATCCACGACGCCTACCAGCCCACCTCGTACCGCGACCCCACTCCCACCCCGAGGATCGGTACCGCCCCGCCCGTCGCCCAGCCCGGCCGGCCGCCCATGAGCCAGGGCGCCACCGACGCCAGCGCGCTCATGCTGTCCGGGGGAGTCGCCACCGTCCTCGTCGGCGGGGCCGCCTCCCTCGTCATGGTCGCGTCCGGGCACGCCGACCCCGTCGTCTGCGCCATCGTCCTCGGCGCCCCCACGACACTCGCCCTGGCCGTCGCGCGCGTCCTCCGTCGAGCCAAGACCGTCCTGCCCGACGAGCACCACCACCACTACACCGGGCCCGTCTACCAGGACCAGCGCAAGCGCAACGTCCACACCAAGACCACCGGCGTGTGGGCCCGCACCGACAACCGGGAGGTGCAGTGATGTTCGGGACGCTGTTCGCCCTCCTCTACGTCGCCCACCTCCTCGCCGACTACCCCCTGCAGACGGACCATCAAGCCGGATGCAAGGCCGAGCGCGGAGCGGCCGGATGGCGGGCCAACCTCAGCCACGCCGGCACACACGCCGCCGTCTCAGCCGCCCTGCTCACGATCGGGGCCCTCGCCCTCGACCTACACATCGGACTAGCAGTCACCACGGCAGGGCTCGCCTGGATCGGCGCAACCCACTCCCTCATCGACCGTCGCTGGCCCATCCACTGGTGGATGCAACACACCCGGCAAGCCGGCTTCGCCCAGCACGGCGGCGCCGCCCACGTCGACCAAACCGCGCACATCACCGCCATCGCCATAGCCGCACTCGCCATCGCCGCGACCTGAACGCCCCTTGCTTGACTCCGACGATCACGGTATGTCACAGTGCCCCCAGGGCAGGACACGTGTGCCCGCAAGCCTCTAGGCCCCCAGCTACTGCCGGGGGCCTTCTGCATGCCCGGGGGTGCCTGTGAACGTGACCGAGCTGTACCCCGCCGACCTCGTCTACGAGCACGAAGCGACCGAAGCGACCGGCGTCCCCGGCACGGTGATCCGCCAATGGGCGCGCAGGGGGAAAATTCGGCGGTTCCAGGGCGACGGCCAACTCTCGGGCCAAGGCCACGAGTACAAGACCATGTACGCCCTCCCCGAGATCCAAGCCCGAGCGTCTACGTACAAGCCCATGCCCCAACGCAGGCCCAGGGCCGCCTGATCGACGACCAGACCACAGCCTGATCCCGAAACCGTCACACCCCTGACAGCGCAAGCGGAATCGGACACCATGTCCCGAACCGCGACGACAGGGAGCAGACGTGTTCGGCAGCAAGAAAAGTGACGAAGAGAAGGCCGCAGCCAGGAGGCAACGGCAGATCACCGCAGCAGCAGCCTCAGCGGGCCTCACCGTCATGGGCGGCCAGTTCAGGGCGCCCAACCAAGACCCCGTGCCCGTCGACGGCGCACGCATCACCATCGAACGAGGCGAGGAAGCAGGAAAGCGCGTCACCGCTACCCGCGTCCTCCTCACCGGAGTCTTCGCCCTGCTGCTGAAGAAGGACATGAACCAGCTGTTCATCACCATCGAGAACGGCGACAAGGTCATGCTCTGCCCCGTACCCGCGAAGAAGGAAGGCGCAGCGCGCATCCTCGCCACCATGGTCAACGGGGAAGCCACAGGCGTCGACAAGCAGTAGCCCAACGTCTCCAGCCCTGGCCGACTTCACCCTCGGGCCAGGGCTGGCCCACGCTCAGGGAGGTGGCCATGCCCAAGGCGCCACCCACCCGATGCGGCGCGGTCGGATGCTACGAGTTCGCGACCACCCGCGGCCGATGCGACGACCACCAGCCCAAGCCCTGGGCCAACCGGGCACGCAAGCAGGACCGGTACGGCATCAGCTCAGGCACATGGCGCAGCCTCAAAAGGCAAGTCGACAGGCGAGACAACGGCTGCTGCTACGTCTGCGGACGCGAGGCCGAAGAGGACGAGACATTCGACCTCGAACACAAGACGCCCATCAGTGAGGGCGGCTCGGCCAGGGACATGGACAACCTGGGCCTGATCTGCCCCGAGGACCACGAGATCAAGTCCAAGGCTGAAGCCGCTCGGGCCAACCGCCAGCGGGCGCTGCGACGCAAGACCCTCGGAGGGTAGGGGGGTCAGAATCTCTGACGTGATCGTCTGGGGGCCCGCCGCGGTCAGTGAGGGAGATCCCGGCACAGAATCCGGCATAGGGGGTCTGTGATCATGGGGCGTACCGCTCAGCCTGCTGCCCTGAAGCTGATCAAGGGCCGGGGGAACGGCACGGACACGGCGGGCCGGCCGGTGAACCTGGGTCCGGCGTTCAAGCGGGTGCCTCCGAACCCGCCGTCGTGGTTGTCGCGTGAGGCGGCGGCGGAGTGGAAGCGCGTGGTTCCCGGCCTGTCTCGGCTGGACTTGCTGAAGCCGGAGGACCGGGCGGCGTTGGCGGCGTACTGCGAGGCGTGGGCGACGTTCGTGCAGGCGACGCGCACGGTGCAGGAGGAGGGCCAGGTCATCGAGGCGCGGCAGGGCAAGCTGGCTCATCCGTGTGTGGGGATCGCTCGGGCCGCTGGCCGTGAGATGCGCAGTTGGGCGGCCCACTTTGGGCTTACGCCATCAACTGAGCAGGCTCTGGCGAGGGGGGCCGACGATGGCGAAGAGGACGACAACCCCTTCGGTTGACCTGCCGGACGAAGCCGAGCTCGAGCGTCTGAAGCTCAGCGCGGAGGTCGCCTGGTACCTGACTTCGCGAGGGATCCCGCTGCCGGACTGCCCGCCGTTGATCCAGACGCCTTCGCCGGGGGATGCGCCGGGCGCGGTGTTCGACCCGGACCGGGTCGACAGGGTCATCAAGGCGTTCAGCCTGCTGCGGCACACGCAGGGGCAGTGGGCGGGGCAGCCGCTGCGGCCGGATCCCTGGCAGGTGGCGTACATCCTGGCCCCCGTCTTCGGGTGGGTCCGCTGGGACGAGGACGCGGACGCTTTCGTGCGGATCGTGCGCGAGCTGTACGTGGATGTGCCGCGAAAGAACGGCAAGTCGACGCTGGCGGGCGGCCTGGCCATCTACATGACGTGCGCGGACGGCGAGGGCGGTGCGCAGGTCATCACGGCGGCGACGACGAAGGAGCAGGCGGGGTTCGTCTTCGAGCCGGTGAAGAAGCTGGCGGAGGCGGCCCCGGCGTTGAAGCGGCACGTGAAGCCGCTGAAGCACATCATTCTTCACCCCAAGTCCGGCTCGTACTTCAAGCCGATCTCGTCGGTGGCGGGCGCCCAGCATGGGGCGAACATCCACTGCGCGATCATCGACGAGCTGCATGAGCACAAGACGCCTGAGCTGGTGGAGACCATCGAGACGGGCACGGGGTCACGCCGGCAGCCGCTGATCGTCATCATCACGACGGCGGACTCGGGTAAGCGGGAGTCGGTGTACGACCGGAAGCGGCAGCGGATCGAGAAGCTGGCCCGCCGGGTGTTCGTGGCACCGAGCGTGTACGGCGTGGTGTGGGCCGCGGAGCGGGACGACGATCCGCACGTTGAGGCGACGTGGCGGAAGGCGAACCCTGGGTATGGGGTGTCGCCGACGCGCTCGTATCTGCAGGCGAAGTCGGACGAGGCGAAGCAGTCTCCGGCCGACCTGGCGAAGTACTTGCGGCTGCACCTGGGCCGGCGGACGAAGCAGGAGACGAAGTTCCTGACGCTGGAGTCGTGGAACCGCAACGCGGGCATGGTCGACGAGGCCCGTCTGCTGGGGCGCGAAGCCTACGGCGGCCTGGACCTGGCGGCGACGTCCGACTTGCTGGCGCTGTGCTGGCTGTTCCCGGATGAGAGCGGCGGGTTCGATGCCTTGTGGCGGCTGTGGACGCCGGAGGACAACGTCGAGGCGCTGGACCAGCGAACGGCCGGCGCGGCGTCGGTGTGGGTGCGCGAGGGCCTGCTGGTGGCGACGCCCGGGAACGTCGCCGACTACGACTACATCCAGTTGCAGGTGGAGCGTGACCTGGACGCTTTCGACGTGCGGGCTTTGGGCTACGACCCGTGGTCGGCGGTCCCGTTGACGAACAAGCTGGCCGAGTCGAACGCGCCGATGGTGAAGGTACGGCAGGGCTTCGTGACGATGAGCCCGCCGCTGAAGGAGCTGCAGCGCCTGCTGTTGAAGGGCACGCCCGAGGCGCCGATGTTCCGGCATGGCGGCAATCCGGCTGTGACGTGGATGGTCGACAACCTGGCTGTGGCGATGGACCCGGCGGGCAACGTGAAGCCGGACAAGGCCCGCAGCGCCGAGAAGATCGACGCCGTGTCGGCGGCGGTGACTGCTCTGTCGGAGGCCATGGCCCGCGAAGTGCCGGTGAAGTCGGCTTACGAGGACGGCGGCCTGGAGGTCGTGTGAGGGGGTGGCCGTCGTGTGGGGCTGGTTTCCATGGCGTCGTACTGCGGTGCGTAAGCGAGTGGTGGTGAACCTCGCCGACAAGGCGTTCGCCGGGGTGTTGTGGGCGAAGCGGGGCCCGCTGCTGGTGCTGCGGGATGTGACGTTGATGCAGCACGGGGCGGCGGATACGCCGATGGACGGCGAGGTCATCGTCGAACGCTCGAGGGTGGAGTTCATTCAGGTGGCGGGAGGCTGACGTGGCGTTCGTCGTCTCCCAGGGGCAGTTGTCGGCGGTGTCGATCGCCCCGCTTGCCGCGCCGGCCGCGTATGTGCAGTTGGCGGATGGGGTGTACCGCGAGTACGCGCACCTGTACCGGTGCCAGCCGCAGATCCGCACGGTGGTCTCGTTTCTGGCGCGGAACATCGCCCAGTTGGGCCTGCACACCTTCCGTCGGGTGTCGGATACGGACCGGGAGCGGCTGACGGATCATCCGCTGCCGCGGATCCTGGCCGCTCCGGGCGCCCAGTTGACCCGCTACCGGCTGATCGAGCGGCTGGTGTCGGATATAGCGATCTACGACACGGCTTACTGGGTAAAGGTCCGTGTCGAGGGTGGCGGCGTGATCGGGGTGATCCCGATCCCGCCGTCGCGGATGACGGTCGAGGGCGACAACTGGCTGCAGCCGGAGCTGTTCAAGGTCCACGGCTCGCGAGGCGATCTGGAGCTCACCCCGGATCAGGTGGTGCACTTCCACGGCTATGACCCGGTGGATCTGCGGTTCGGGTCTCCGCCGATCGACGCGCTGCGCTCGCTGCTGGCGGAGGAGTTCGAGGCGAACCGGGCCCGTGAGCAGATGTGGCGCAACGGCGGCCGGCTCTCGGGTGTGCTGAAGCGGCCCGCGGACGCGCCTGCCTGGGCGCCTGAGGCGAAGGCCCGGTTCCGTGCGGGCTGGCGGGGCTACACGGAGAGCGGTCAGGGGACGCCGATCCTCGAGGACGGCATGGAGTACGAGCAGCTGGCGATCGATCCGGCGAAGGCTCAGTACATCGAGGCGCGGAAGCTGACCCGCGAGGAGGTTGCGGCGGCGTACCACATTCCGCTGCCGATGGTCGGGATCCTCGACAACGCGACGTTCTCCAACATCAAGGAGCAGCATCAGCAGCTCTACCAGGACACGCTCGGCCCGTGGCTGCAGATGATCCAGGAGGAGATCGGCCTTCAGCTGATCCCGGATCTGCCTGACTCAGACGGCGTGTACGTCGAGTTCAATCTGCAGGAGAAGCTGCGCGGCTCGTTCGAGGAGCAGGCGCAGCAGTTGCAGACGGCGGTTGGCGCCCCGTGGCTGACCCGGAACGAGGCGCGGGCGCGCATGAACCTCCCGCAGATCGACGGCGGCAACGACCTGATCACCCCGATGAACGTCCTCGTGGGCGGGCAGGCGTCGCCGACGGATTCGGCTCCGCAGTCGGCGGCGCTCCCAAAAGCGCGAGGCCGCCTGGCTCTGGTGAAGGCGGCCGCCCCGAGCAGACCGGACGACCTCGGCGACTTCGACGAGGAGCTTGAGGCGTTTGACGCGGCGCTGGTGCGGTGGACGAATCGGCAGTCCGCACGCCTGCTGGCCCGCGCTGGAGCCAAGGCGGACGGCATGCCCGACTTGCTGGCGTGGTGGGACGAGGGCGCCGAGGATCGGCTTGCGGAGCTGCAGGCGCTGCTTGCCGAGCACGGCTACCGCATCGCGCAACTGTCGGCGTGGGGTGTGCTGGAGGCGTTCAACCCGGAGGCCGCCGGCTGGGATCCGGAGGTCATGCTGCCGTGGCTGCTGGCCGCAGCCGAGACGCACGCCGCCCAGCATGAGCAGGCGGGCCGGGACGCGGTAGCGGCGGCACAGGAGGATCCGGGCGGCGACTGGCGTGCGGCTCTGGGTCACGCGGCTGATCTGTGGGAGGTCGCGGCGCGGGTGCGGGCGTCAACGGCGGCAACGGAGGCGCGCGGGTTCGGCTCACACGATGCGGCTGGGGCGTCTGGCCTGCAGAAGAAGATATGGCGGACTGGCGGGGTGAATCCGCGGCCGTCGCATCGGGCGCAGGACGGCGAGGCGGTGAGCCTCGACGACGTGTTCAGCAACGGCCTCCGGTGGCCTGGCGACGGCAAGGGCGAGGCCAAGGAAACCGCGAACTGTAAGTGCCGTCTCGACTACGCAACGGAGTAACGATGCGAATCAAGTCATGCCCCGTGCGCATCAAGGCGGCGGGTGAGCACGAGGGGACCGACGAGGGGACGTTCGAGGCGATCGTCGCCGCGTACAACCTCGACAGCGTCGGCGACAAGATCACACCGGGGGCGTTTGCGGACACCCTCGCCGAGTGGAAGGGCCGTGGCGACCCTATCCCTGTGCTGTGGTCGCACATGTCGCATGACCCCGAGTATCACATCGGGGAGGTGCTGGAGGCCGAGGAGCGCCCGGAGGGGTTGTGGGTGAAGGCCCGCATCGACACCGAGCCCGGTTCCAAGGCCGCCCAGGTGTACAAGCTGCTGAAGGGCCGCCGTGTCACCCAGTTCTCGTTCGCCTATGACGTTGAGGAGGGCGCGTGGGTCGATCAGAAGGGCGGAGATGGCTACTACGAGCTGCGAAAGCTGAAGCTCTACGAGGTCGGGCCTACTCTGATCGGCGCGAACCAGTCCACCGAGCTGCTGGACGTGAAGTCCGCCGACGGCGCCACCATGCGCATCGCGGTCGAAGGCGCTTCCGCCGCGCAGGCCGCGGAGCTCCGGCAGACGCTCAGTGACGCTGCGGAAGCCCGGAAGTTCGGCCACCTGCGCGTCCAGATTCACAACGCTTCCCAGTCAGAGGCTGACGCCATCCATGGCGCCATCGAGTCTGCACTCGGCATGAAGGCTGGCAGGACGCTGTCGGCGAAGAACGAGGAGCGGGTGCGCGACATCGCCCGTCTCGCGAAGGAGCTGCTGGACTCCCTGTCTTCCAGCACGGATGACGAAGAGAAGGCCACGCCGAACCCGCCCGAGACGCCCTCGCCGCAGCTTGCGGCCAAGGAAGCTCCGGCCGGCCCGAGCCCCGCCTCGCTCCGTCTGCTCGCTGACCTCGACGCCCTGGGCGCCGAGGCCTCCACGCTCACGGAATGAGGACCACGTGAACAAGATCGAGGAGCTGAAGGAACAGCTCAAGCACCACCTGCAGCAGGCCCGGGACATCGCGGCGAAGGCGGAGAAGGACGACCGCGACTTCACCGACGACGAGCGCACGCAGGTCACCGAGCACATGGCCAAGGCCAGCGACGCGAAGACCGCGCTGGAGAAGGCCAAGGCGACCGCCACCATGCGCCAGGCCCTCGCGGACCTCGGCGAGGGCGTCGAGCTCGAGGAGAAGTCCGGCGAGCGCCGCACCCCGTCCGGGCTGATCGTGCCCGACGCCAAGGCGTCGCTGGGCGAGACGTTCGTCAAGTCGGGCGAGTACCAGGCGCTGATGCAGTCGGCACCGAACGGCGTGTTCGGCAAGGACCACCGGGTGCAGTCCCGCCCGGTCGGCTACAAGGCCCTCGTCACCGGCGGCTCGGACACTTCCGGTGGCGCGTTCGTCACCAACCAGATGATGGGGCTGCAGGTCGGGCAGCTGGCGTTCCAGCGTCCGCTGCGGCTGCGGGACGTGGTCACCAACCTGACCACCACGTCCGACACCATCGAGTACGTGCGGATGACGTCGCAGACGAACAATGCGACGCCGGTCGCGGAGTCGACGGCGACCGCCGACCCGGGCACCATGAACGCGGCGAACGGCGTGAAGCCGGAGTCGGCGCTGGCGTGGGCGAAGGTCACCACCCCGGTGCGCACCATCGCGCACTGGATCCCGCTGACCAAGCGGGCCCTGTCGGACGCCGCGCAGGTCCGCAGCATCATCGACGCCTTCCTCCGCTACGGCCTGGAGGAGGAGCTCGAGGACCAGATGGTGTCCGGCGACGGCACCGGCGAGAACCTCGAGGGCCTGGCCACCGTGTCCGGCGTTCAGGCGCAGGCCTGGGACACCAACCTGCTCACCACCACCCGCAAGGCCCGCACCAAGGTGCGGCTCGTCGGGCGGTCCACGCCGAACGCGTACCTCTTCAACCCGGCCGACCTCGAGGCCATCGACCTCCTCCAGGACAACGAGGCCCGCTACTACTTCGGCGGACCGCAGGGCCTGGGCACCGCGGGAACCCTGTGGGGCCTGCCGGTCATCGAGACCGAGGCCGTCCCCGCGGGTACCGGCTATGTCGGCGACTTCCGCAAGGCCGTCCTGTGGGCCCGCGAGCAGGCCACCATCCAGGTCACCGACTTCCACCTGGACTTCTTCGTCCGCAACCTCGTCGCGATCCTCGCCGAGATGCGCGCTGCCTTCGGCATCCTGCAGCCGTCCGCGTTCGTCGAAATCGACCTGACCGCCTGATCGGAGGCAGCACCCATGGCGTACCTGAACCC